AGTAGAATCCTTTGCAGTGCAACTCTAACGCACTAATCTGACCTGTGATGTACAGGCACAAACTTTGAGGTTTACACCATGAAACAATCTGTTACTTTCTCTGGTTTTGTCGATGCTTTCCGTGCTTATGACCGTTACGGCAACTTTGGTTATGAAGCCTTGCGGGTTATCTTTGATTACTTGGAACAGTATGAACAAGATACAGGCGAAGAGTTGGAATTAGATGTTATCGCCATTTGCTGCGATTACACTGTAGACGATGCTGCCTCTATTGCACGGGAGTACAACATCGACTTAGCGCACCTTGATGCCGAAGACGATGATTACGAGGAACAATGCGAACAGGCTGTTTTAGAGTACCTGAATGACCACACTATGGTGCTAGGTCAGTGTGAAACAGGTATTGTCTATCAGTGCTTTTAAGGGGTTAACCATGATTCAAAAACAAACCTTCACCAATGGGGGCTTTGTCCTTCACCGTATCCCCTACAATGGGGGCAAACTCTCGGCATGGTTTGACGCTGATGGAAAACTAGTGGATGCTGAGTATTTCCTACAAAGTGGCAAACGATACCGCACCACTGACAATGTGAAACGCATTGCCCAACTGACAGGCAATATCTGGAGGGCTGTCTAATGTCACGCTATGAAGTCCAATTCAAATCCTCCGGCATAGTGGCCTTTAGCGCCACTGAAAGGGCAATCTGTCAGCACTGGTACGATTGCAACAATTTTGCCCCAGAGACACCCTATTGTGACCCTGACACAGGGGAAATTGTCCCCGATAAGTGGGTGAAGGGTGAATGTCTTAACCTATTCATTGTAAAGAGGGTGAAATGAATAAACACATCACTTTAAACGACTATGAGGACGACTGTAAGATAGCAATAACCGTGGATCAGGAATTTACAGGGGTAATCGTTGATTGTTCTGATGACTGCGGTAATACAGTGTCCGTTAGCATAGACGCAAGACTGATGAAACAGTTTTGTAACAAGGTGTCGGAAGCCATTGAGTATAGGGCGCAAAAACGCAATGAATGTGGAGAGGTGAAGAATGTGGCCTTTTAAGTACTTCAATGGGGGACAAACCCCTGAATCGTTGGTCTTAGAGACTGACAAGGACAAGCACGAGACAACACCGATTGACCTTAACGACTTTGAGGATGCACTATTATGAACGGAGTGAATGTAAGTGATTAAACTAAAACAATTTAATTACATTATTAGAGGGTTTGAGTTCTATGGGCTTTGTGAAATACAGTCCATTGAAACTTTGCCCCTAATCGTAAACTGCACTGACCTGTATCTTGAAGGATACAAGGACGACAACCCTCCCGACATCAAGGGAATGGTTGACTATCAGATAATCTTGGACATCGAGGATATGGTAAGACTGGAGTACGAGAATGCTTAACAATCATTGGTTTGTATTGGCCTTAGTGCTTTGTGCTTACATACTAGGAGGTTACTTTGATTCAATGGCTTATTGACCTAATCCTACCCTCTAGGAATCCCAATAGAGGGCTTTAAACGGGCCTAGAAGGGCTATAAATTGATTGACTAAGGGCTACATAGCCAAACACTTAAAAAGGGTCTTAAAATGGACAATTTAAAACACACACAAGAGCTTCAAGATGCCGCGCCTGATCTTCTGGCGGCTTTGCAACGAATCTTGCCTTTTGTTGACTGCATTGCCGCAATCACGAGAGAGGACATTAACGAGTATGAGCAAGCGTACAAAGACGCTATTGCCGCCATTGCCAAGGCTGAAGGACTGAATAAGGCAACAGGAGAGACTAAATGACACGCTGTGTAATCTGTGACAGGAACTTAAAAGACCATGAATCGGTAAGGCGACACGGCATCACCAATGAATTCTTGGACATTTGCGATGGATGTCTGAAGGAGATTCCGGGGCTACCGACAAAGCTACCGCAGGGTGTCATTGTCGAGGCTGACCCATTCGAGGAGATGGACACCGAAGGGGACGATGTGGATGTCTCCAATGTTACATCTTGTTACAATTTAGATCTTGACAAAGACGATTGAGGATGTATAATATACTATATAGACACTATGACATTTCATCTATGCTTAGATGTTACATACTATAAGTACTTACTATAAGTATCTTATACAGTAATGTTAAAGCATATAAGCAATGTCTTAGGTACTTTTAAGTACTATAAGTGTCTATGTGTGTCTAACTTCTGTTAACGGGTAACAACATGAATGATTCAATGATTGAATTTATGGACAAACAAGAGCAGGAACTGGTACACTTTGAGTGTTGGTATCACTCAGTGATTGACGATATGGCTGGTCTTATCCGTGCCAATGGCTATGAACAGGTTATGTACGATGTAATGTGTGCAGTAGAACGAATGTCTAAGGACTCTAAAGGGGACAAAGAATGATTGTCTCACTGTTTGTGGGTGTCTTAACCCTTGTCAAGGTGGTGCTTAAATGATCTACCAACTAACTCTCATACTAGGTGAGAATAATGCTGAAGTACTCGTATCCTTTAGAATGTATGGATGTGACTATGAAGCTATTGATTGGGACAGCTTAGAAGTGTGGTACAAGAATGTTAACATTGTAGACACTCTAAACGCTGAAGCATTTGCATACCTTGATAAGCAGATCAACAACTCTTGGGATGAACTCGAAAGGCAATACGATGGCTACGATGGATGGTAACCGTATGACTACGGATGAGGCATTGGACTTGGCGCTGGAGGCGTTGGAGGGATACTGCGAACACGGCGCAATCTTGCGTCCACTTGAAGTCAGAGATGCCATCAAGCAAGCCCGTTCAGCACCTGTGCAGGAGCCTGTGGCGCATTGTGAGGCAGGCCCAAATTATTGCCAACAGTGCCACAAAGAGTCATTGCCAACATACGGCAGTGAGGAAGTCCGAAAGCTAAGAGAAGTAATCAAAAGCCAAGCAAAAATCATTGAGTCGAACAAACCTCCACCTTGGTTTAATGCAGTGGAAAACATTCTGAAAGAATACGGTTTACAGGCAATTGATTTTGTTGCTGACTTTAAAGCGGCAATAGTGGATGCAGAGCAGCACGCAGCACAGCCAGCACCTGTAATACCTGATGTGATGACTACCGCTGAAGGTGAACATCCTGAGTATGTGCAGGGGTGGAATGATTGTAGACAGTTGATGTTACAGGCAAGGAAGAACAAATGAACTGCCCTAAATGTGGATTGATAAACACAGGCAATTTGGCTGTAGGTTTAGCTATGCCGCAATGTATGTGTCAATGGCAAAACACCCAAGAAAAATGCAGGATTGAAACTGTACCAGCGCAAGGAACTTTGTTGCCAAAGCGTGAGTGGGTTGGGCTGACGGATGAGGAACTTGAATTACTGAACGATTGTGGTGACACCGACAGCTACAAGTACGCCCGAGCCATCGAAGCCAAACTCAAGGAGAAGAATAGTGGCTAGTAAATTCCTACGACATATCGCCTGTGAGCATTGTGGTAGCTCTGACGGTAACAGTCTCTATGACGATGGACACACCCATTGCTTTGCCTGTGGTGTGACCATGTTTGCTGATGCAAACGGAGAGCACGAAGGTGCTTACGATGAACGAACAGTAATGAGGGATGCTATTGCACCCAAGAAAGTAGCTCAAATGACCATTCAAGGCACATTTAAATCAATCCCTGATCGAGGAATCAGTCAGGCAACCTGTGAGAAATATGGAGTAACCACCGATGGAGACTGTCAGTATTATCCTTACACTAACGGAGACGGAGTTAGAACGGCTGTTAAGAAACGCAGTGTTCCTACAAAGCAATTCTCCATCTCAGGAGACTTCTCAGGAGCAACACTATTCGGTCAGTCTCTCTTTCATGCCGGAGGAAAAGCTATCACCATCACAGAGGGAGAACTTGACGCTCTCGCAGCTTTCCAGATGCAAGGATCTCTCTACCCTACAGTGAGTATCCGTAACGGTGCTCAGGCTGCTTTAAAGGACTGTAAGGCACAGTATGAGTGGTTGAACAGCTTTGACTCTGTGGTGATCTGCTTCGATGGTGATGAGCCGGGGAAGAAGGCAGCTAAGGAAGTGGCTGAACTGTTTGGCAACAAAGCCAAGGTGATGCAGTACAAGGATGGCTACAAGGATGCTTGTGAGTACCTGATCGCAGGGGCTACCAAGGAGTTTGTGAATGCTTGGTGGAGGGCTGCTCCGTATGTGCCTGACGGTATCATCAATGCTGCTGACCTCTGGGAGGAAATCTCTAAGCCAGAGCCGATTGCAGAGGCACAGTACCCTTGGAAGGGCTTGAATAAGCTCTTGTATGGTATCCGACCTGCTGAGTTGATTACAGTTACCGCAGGCAGTGGCTTGGGTAAGAGTCAGTTCTTGAGGGAGATTCTGTATAATCTCTTGAAGACAACTAGCTGGAATATCGGTGGATTGTTCCTTGAGGAATCTACTCGTAAGACAGCCCGTAGTATCATGTCGCTACATTCTAACAAGCTGTTGCACTTGCCTGATACACCGACCAATGAACAGGAATTGAAGGAGGCATTTGATGCTACCTTGGGAAGTAATCGCATTTATCTGTTTGACCATTTCGGTAGTAGTGACGTGGACAACATATCCAACCGAATCCGATATATGGCTAAAGCTTGTGATTGTAGGGTTATCTTTCTCGATCACATTTCCATTGTTGTTAGCGGTCAAGACCTTGGTGATGAACGCAAAGCTATTGATAACATGATGACCAAGCTGCGGACACTGGTACAGGAGTTGAACATTACCCTGATCTGTGTCAGCCACTTGCGTAGACCGCAGGGCAACCAAGGTCACGAGGATGGCGGTAGTGTGTCTCTGTCTCAGTTGCGAGGATCAGGAGCCATTGCACAGTTGAGCGATGCTGTGATCACGCTGGAGCGCAATAGCATGGCTGAGAACGAGGATGAGCGACACTTGACCAAGATTGCAGTGGCTAAGAATCGGTACAACGGGGAGACTGGCCCTGCTTGTAAGTTACAATACAATGGCTATACAGGACGTATGGTCGAAGTTGAAGATGAGGTTCTTTGAACCGAATGAAGGAAGAGGTATTATGAGAGACACGATAGACATGGCCCGTGAGGCTGGCGCAGACACGCTGATGTATTGGGACATTGAAAAGCTCAAGCGTTTTGAAGCCCTTGTTCGTGCTGATGAGCGCACAAGAATGGAGCACAACAACGAAGTCCTGATGAATGCACTGTGGAAAGCCTGTGGCGATGATGAAGAAATTGTAAAATCAACAATCGAATCACAAGGGGAAATTTTATGACAGCATGGCATGGAGGGAAAGGCTCAAGTAGCCGCCCACGACAGGTGAGTAACGAGGAGTATGCAAACCGATGGGATGCTATCTTCCAGAGGGATAAGCCTAAAGAGGAAGAGCCTGTGAAAGAGGAACCTGAGAAGGATGAGAAAGATGACTAGAGAAGACATTATCCGCATGGCGCGGGAGGTTGGAGCAATCCATATTCATGGCAGACCAAATGAATTTGCAATCGTTGGCAATGACTCGATCAAAGCATTTGCCGCCCTTGTCGCCGCAGCAGAGCGAGAGCAAATAGAGGACGAGTGGTCAATGTGCGTTCAGTCTGATCTTGAGAATGGAGTTAAGTCACTTAATGAAAAAGCGGCAAAAGATTGGTTTAAGAACTATCCTGAAACTGCAAAGTTTGGCGAATGGTTGTCAGCAAGGAAACAAGTATGACTGTAGAGCACTTAATCGTAGGGGCCACCGGGGTAGGTTACTTGGTGGTAGGCGTGCTACAATGGAGCAAAGGAGAGATCTCTAACGGGATGATCTGGACAGGGTATGCCTTTGCTCAGGTTGGATTGTGGTTGAACATTAAATGAGGTTAACATGGAAGACGCATACAAAGACTTAGAGGAAGCACTGCTACAAGACGAAGTAGTTGAAGCTATTGTTTTTGGAGAGTTCGGATGGGGTGGCTATCATGAGCCTGATCCTCCTTTTGTTCCTAAAGATAAGCAAGGTGTTTTGTTAACTATTGAAGAAGCAAAGCCATTGATGCAAGGATGGACACTATATTGTGGATTCGGTGCTCCTCTGGCTTATGCGATGAATGTATGGACAAATAAACGAGTACTGTGGCTGACTCAGTATGACGGGTCTACTTCCCTTGATTCAGTGAGTCGCATTCCTGTGGCAGAAATGCCTCAAATGCCCGGAGGATGACATGCCTGACATTAGTATGTGTAACGACTATTCCTGTCCTAAGTTTGACAAGTGCTACCGAGCGCAGGCTAAACCTAGTGAGTACCGACAAGCATACTTTGCTAGTTCACCTCGTAGTGTAGACGGTTGCGAATATTTTAGCCCTTTGGAAAAAACAGATGAGAATAGTTCTCGACATCGAAACAAACCTAGCTCACGACAAGATACACCTAGTCGTAACTAAAGACATTGACACTGGAGAAGTACGCACATGGAAAGCAGCAAGCAACCTGCCGGAGTTTTTAAAGGACGCATCGTTGATAGTCATGCACAACGGCATAAGTTTCGATGCACCAGTATTGAATCGCTTATGGAAGACGAAGATTCGTTCGAGTCAAGTGTACGATACATTGATAGTAAGCAGGCTTCTCGACCCGAGCCGCGAGAACGGTCACAGTCTCGAAGCATGGGGACAAACTCTAGGGTTTCACAAGATTGACTATGCTGCCGTATGGCAGTGGATGATGGACAGAAAGGAAGCGTATGCCGGAGAGTGTTTTGATTCCCCTGTTGATTCTCTTCTTGAGCATTATTGCATTAGGGACGTTGAAGTTACTGCTAAACTGTTTGTTCGGCTTAGTAGTGATGTGGTTGAGAAGCAGTTTAGCCAAGAGAGTGTCGAACTTGAGCACAGAGTAGCCCAAATCATATCAGAGCAGGAACGCAATGGATTCAAACTTGACCAGATCTACGCAACCTGTTTACTTACTGACATCAAGTCAAAAGTGGCAGGAATATATGAGCAGATGCAGCAGCGATGGCCTCCAGTCACAGTCGAGAGATTCTCTGACAAAACTGGAAAGAGACTCAAGGACAGCGTGGTTACTTTCAACCCCGGAAGTAGACAGCAGATCGGAGAGCGACTAAAGGAACTCGGGTGGAAGCCCAAGGAGTTTACAGAGACAGGACAGCCAAAGGTAGATGAAACTATCTTAGCTAACATCAAGATTCCAGAGGCTCAGGTTATTGCTGAGTATCTGATGCTACAGAAACGTATCAGTCAGATCGAGTCATGGATGGAAGCTGTTGGCAAGGATGGCAGGGTTCACGGTAAGGTCATCACTAACGGTGCTGTAACAGGCCGGATGACACACAGTAGCCCTAACATGGCTCAGATCCCCAATGCAGGTTCCATCTATGGGCCTGAGTGCCGGGAATGCTGGACTGTTGAGGATGGTAATGTGTTGGTAGGTTGCGATGCTTCAGGTTTGGAGCTTCGTATGTTGGCTCACTATATGAAGGATGAAGGATATGTCAGAACTGTCTGTGAGGGATCATCTAAAGATGGAACGGATGTTCATACAGTTAACCAAAGAGCAGCAGGACTCGCTTCTAGAGATAATGCAAAGACTTTTATCTACGCCTTCCTCTATGGCGCAGGAGATGCAAAGATTGGTAGTATTGTGGGAGGCAGTGCAAGAGATGGAACAAAGCTCAAAGCCAAGTTCCTCGCGCAAACACCGGCCCTCGCTAAACTTCTTGAACGAGTCGGAAGGCAAGCAGCCAAAGGATGGGTTCCCGGACTTGATGGGAGGCGTATTTGGGTTCGATCCGAGCATGCGGCTCTCAATTCGCTCCTCCAAGGAGCCGGGGCAATCGTGATGAAGAAGGCTCTCGTGATCTTTGATGACAAACGCAAGGCTAACAAGTGGCCTGTGAAGTATGTCGCCAATGTTCACGATGAGGCGCAGCTTGAATGCCCTAAAGATATTGCTGAGGAGGTCGGTAAAGCCTTCAGACAAAGTATCATTGAGGCAGGCGAGTTCTACAAACTTAGATGTCCTCTTGATGGGGAATATAAGATAGGTAGAAATTGGAGAGAAACACATTGACATTGCACGAAAGTGTGGTACAATATATGTATGGGCCTATGGTGAAATTGGTAGACACAGGAGACTTAAAATCTCCCGCTGAAAAGCGTACCTGTTCGACTCAGGTTAGGCCCACCAAACACGGCCTTAACTGCTATGGGGTTCTTCTAGGTTAGACAATCAGTGACAGCTTGGAGAGACAAGCACTTTCATAACATTTAAAGGAAATTAAATCATGGATAACAAACCAGTCAAAGTATCGGGTCAAATCTTCTGGGCTAACTGGATGAAGGAATTCAACACCAAGTTCAACGAAGACAACACCAAGTATGAGTGTACAATCGGTATGCTCTCTGACAAGGCTTGTGAGGCTCTGAAGGAGCAAGGCATTATGATCAAGAACAAGGACACAATGGGTAACTACATTGTTGGTAAGTCCAAGTTCGTGTTCGAGCCTGTGGACTCTGACGGTAATCCTGTGGACATT